GAAAAAGAATGGCGATTTGATGATTCCTTGGCGCGATGCACATCCGCAGTGCATGAAACTAGAACATCCGTTAAACGACACCTACCTCGGGATTATGAACCAAGCGATGGGTGGCAAAGGCGAGTTTTTTGATAGCGAAAGCAAAATCATCCGAAAGATATCCAAATCGGTCACCATTGATAAAAGCGATTTTTCAATATAAATATAATGGTTAGTCTATGCATCGTTTATTCTACAAGTACAATATACGTTATATTTAATAATAAATAATATTATTTTAGTATATGTTTTTAAAAACAATTACAAATAATATAAAAATATGTTTTATAGTACTACTTGTTTTAATTTATTTAGTATTTTATTATTTAGTTCCAGAAAAAATAAGTAAAGATTTTTATAAAAGGATGTTGAATTCATGTTTAAACTTAGCGAATATTGATATAAAAATTCACGGAAATGAAGAAAATTTATCAAGAAATAGAGTATTAATTATGGCAAATCATTATCATGGGGTGATTGATGGTGGTATAGTGTATAAATTATATTATAAATACAATACAAATACATTATTTACGATTGTAAAATCAAATTTAGTCGGCGACAAAGCAGATAATAGTTATATATCATCTATGCTATATTATGTGAAAGATTATTTAATGAATGCATTATACTTTATACCCTACATTAGAGGCGATAAAGAAGACGGTGAAAATGTTAAAAAAACGATACATGCCTATTTGAACAATGATAAAAATGTATTGGTTTTTCCAGAGGGAACCACAACTAACAATGGTATTCCGAAAGAATTTAAAACTGGAATTTTTAAATTTGCAGTAGAAAATCAAATAGATATATTACCAATAACTATAAAATACGATAAAGACCTTGGTGCAGTAAAAGGTCGTCCATTTGAACATGACAAATTGTTTGATACTAAGGCAACTATATACATTCATGATATAATAGATAGTAAAATGAGTGACTATTATAAAACAAATGATTTTATCGGATTAAAAAATAAAACCTATGATATTATTTGTTCTCCCTTTAATCTAACGAAGGAGGAAGAAAAAAAAGAGTAAAGAAAAAAAATGTCTTTTCCCATTAGACATTTGTGTGGAAATGGTTCAATACTATACCTTTTATATACTCATACCGTTTGCCGAAATGCCTTGATTTCTCCGCCATCAATTGTAGCAATCATTGTGGTGCCGCCGAAATGCATAGTGGTCTTGTTACAATTCCAACTCATCATGTGGTCGCAATGTAATTTGCAAATCGGCAACTGAATGTTATTATCCGGTATTTTATTCAAATAATCACTATATTTGAATAAAATTTCACGCGGTTCAACACTGCCGCAGCATTTTCCATAGTTACTCATTTGACAATCCATTACGGTAAGTGTTAAGTGGTTGATTTTACTCTTTGCGGAGTGAATGTGGGTTGGGTTGTATGCAATCGTAGTATAAAAAGTATTTCAATTTTTTTCATGGATGAACGATTATATATGAAAATTGAAATTTAGTAAAGACATTCTATATAAATAACAAAGTAACACTCTATATATATATATATATGTATGCGTTTCGATTAATTATAAAAGACCGAGAGTATAAAGGGTGGGAATGGGAACCGAAATGTATAGAAGAAGAGGATAAGGAGAAGGACGATACAATCAATACAATCGCCTTAGATCCGGGATTACATAAATTATTTCATAATGACATTGTAGACCAAGGTGGTTCAATCATTAAAAAGTCACCCTACCGAGATGAAGAAATCATACACGGTATTTTAATCACTACTGGAAAAACCTATGGACGTTTAAAAGACAGTAAGTTATTATATCAATGCATTCCCGACGATAAAACCTTGCCGCATTTCTTAGTTCCCTTTGAAGAAAAAAATATCGGATTTCATAAAAACAAAAAAGATAAATACATTACATTTCGTATTAAAGAGTGGGTGGATAAACATCCGATTGGTATACTAACAAATAACTATGGGGATGTAGATACGATAGAAAATTACACTACCTATAAAATGTCATGCAAAAAGATAAATGATAGTTTACAGCAGTTTAATAAAATAATTGTCAGGTCCTTGCGCGAAACAACACTCGGCAAAATACCTTATTTTTGTAATGATAAACCGATTGAAGATAGGCGAACGTATCAAATTATATCCATTGACCCCAAAGAGTGTAACGATATTGATGATGCACTTGGAATTCTCACTCTAAATGGTCAAATCCAACTAAGTATTTATATTTCAAATGTTCCAATGATGATGGAATATTTAAATTTGTGGGAGTATATAACAAATCGGATATCAACCATTTATTTACCTGATAAAAAACTACCAATGCTGCCTTCCATCTTGTCCGATAATGTATGCAGTTTAAAAGAAGGTGAAGATAGAGTTGCCTTTGTCTTAGATGTATTTATTAATGTGGATACCTATGAAATTGTAAAAGTAAACCACGCCACGGTGATTATTAAGGTTGAAAAGAATTATGTCTATGAAACGAGGGAACTCTTACACTTAGAGCAGTATCATCAACTAAAAAATACAGTTATTAAATTAAATCAGCAATACAAAAACGTCAACTACATGGACAAGATTTTAAATAGTCACGATGTGGTTGAATATTGTATGCTATTAATGAACCACGAATGTGCAAAAATGTTATTAGGAAAGTCAAGAGGAATATTTCGTTCAACTACCAAAAAAGAAAAAACGCTGGTGTGTAAAGAGACACCTTATCCACATTTAAACTATATATTACAAACTATATCAGGTGAATATTGTTCGCTGGCCAAGTTAAGTCCCCATTATATTATTGCAGGCGGCATACAGTGTTATACGCATATTACCTCGCCCATAAGGCGCATGGTTGATTGTGTCATGATGTTAGAATTACAACAGCAGAATTTTAAGTGGTCTGATGCAGCAATCACGTTTTTGAATAAATGGACAACGCCAGAAAGCATTGATACAATTAATAGAAAAACAAAGGTGATCCGAAAATTGGAAAATGAAATAAGGTTACTGGAACTATACACAACCCAAAAAGAGGTAGCGACACATGTTTATGGTGGAATCGTATTTGGCAAAACAAGCGTTGACCATGCAGGAAAAACAATGTATAAATACAATGTTTATATACAGCCAATCAAATTTTTGTCCTCTCTAAAAACCGAGAAAGAATTAGTGGATTATACGATGGTTGATGTTTCAATTCATCAATTTTTAGATGAAGCGAAAATGTGTAAAAAAATAAGATTACAATTGGCATGATGATACTACTGCTAGTGTGGGTGTTGGATTGTCATAAAAATATACAAAATGTCATAAAAATATACAAAATGTCATAAAAATATACAAAATGTCATAAAAATATACGATTGTATAATTTTATGCTGAATATGGGGCTCGAACCCACGACATTTGGCGTACTTTGCAATAAAGTCACGATAGTGTCTGCTTATAAGACCAACGCTCTGCCAACTGAGCTAATTCAGCCAGTCCAAAATTATAACTCGTAATGCCCCAAGGCGGAATCGAACCGCCGCCAACACTTTGGAAAAGTGCCATGATACCATTTCACCATTAGGGCGATTGGTGGGTGATAGATTGTGATATTCCTATATAGTTATATACTCTCTATAGAGGTGTTTTTTTAAATTGTTTTTGTAAAATAAGATATATATGTGTATATATAAAGGAATAAAAAAGGAAAGGAAAAAAAATATATAATTATAAAAAGTATTTAAAAACAAATTATCTATGCAATATAGATACTGACTCTCTCTATCTCACCCACTCTATTAATTATTCATTAATTAATAAAAACAACATTTTAATATCTTCGATGGCGCAATTGGTTAGCGCGTTCGGCTGTTAACCGAAAGGTTGCTGGTTCAAGTCCAGTTCGAAGAGACTTCGTTAAATGTTTTTATTAATTTTACACATTTTATATACTCTCTCTATTTTTCTCTCTCTTTTACACCTTTTTACACGAAACGGCCAATCCTAATTTCCGATCATGCTCGGCTAGGTGGTCATACTCGTCATCATAATCATCGTCATCGTAAATCTCATCCTGTTCCAAGCAAGCATCATAACAAAAGATGCGTTTACTTTCAATCATAATAATACGTGCATCGGACAATTTTCCGCAATTACTACAAGGGGAATATCCTTCATAAAAATCCCATTCTTCAGTATCAAACGGTTCTTCTCGTCGGTAGTTGTCTTCGTCATAGAAAGCTTCTTTGACTTTTCGCTTGTCCTTTGCATTCTCTGCAACACTATCTAAGACAACTGGTTCTTCTTCTTCTTCTTCTTCAAATTCGCTTTCGCTGGAATCCTCCCAAGTGTCTTTAATGTTAGTTTTAGTAGTCCTCGTCGTAGCCATGGTGTGTGTTTCTGTAATAACTATAAATAGTCTTATGTAGTTCTCTTTATTTCAATTTTATAATGAATATAATGAATATAATGAATATAATGACCAACACATTACAAATACAGCGACTGAGTTGTGGCAATGTATTTCAGCGTCAAGGATGGAATCTTCTGCAACTTTTCCAAGAGCGCAATACTTTGGGTCGTTTCGCAGACACGTTCAAATTCTAATGCAACTGCATTCACTTTCAGCAACGCTTTCACAAATTCACCGACAAATACACCCGTCTTTTTCTTAAATTCTTGGATCACACTTTTACACTCCAATTCATCTTTTGCATCACACCATTTAATGACATAAGGCAGCAAGTCATAGCAAATCTCATAATTTGCGCCCGTATTCAAAAACACATCTTCTTCGCGGCATAAATAATGCCCTAATAGTTTATTCATATGCATAATCACATCACCGAGTGCTTGTGGTTTATGTGCCTTAAACTCATCCGCCACCGATACGGGATAAAAGCAACTGAACAACCCGGCCAATTCACATGCGTCTAAGGAATCAAACCGACTCATTTTATAATACAAATCGGTCATCGCCAGCGGATGCGTTTCTTGGAGGTGCAAGGCAATCCGACCCTTTTCGGTAATAAGATAATCGTCCTCTTGCCCAACGACAAATCCATTCTCTAGTAAAATTTTGTTCAAATCATGAACGGTATTATAAATGTAATGCTCCGTATGTTGCTTTTCATTCATAACCTTTTTATAGTCGGCTTTCACTTCATCCATGGCTTTCATTTTTTCCATATCGGCGAGCAAGAATTTATGGGTGGCTTCTACCCCGTTCATTTCAATACGCACTTTCTTACGTGCACTGTTTGCCAAGGTCGTCACCAACCCATTTAACGCTTTATAGTGTTCCAATACATTGACGGGTGTGCGACAATAAGCAAGCGTCTCCTCCTTTTTCTGTAATTGTTCAGCGACCCGTACTCCTTCCTTTTCATAACCTTTAATCTCTTTATTAAGGTCACTAGAGAGCATGCTTTGTTTCATAAAAGAGAGAATATCCGTGTGTGTTTCAATCATTGAAAGTGCCAACGTAAAGGAAATCTTAAATTTAGAGGTCAACTTTTGTGGCGGTCCAGTAAGCAAATGGCGATAGTCCGAGACGCAGGGTAAATCAAATAAGTTGACGCAATGAAAGACGTGGCCAACCGTATCTAATCCCCGCCGCCCAGCCCTCCCCGCCATTTGTGTATACTCGTGCGGGTAAAGCAGACGCATCACCGACCCGTTAAATTTACTGATACCAGCGAAAATAACCGTTTTGGTTGGCATATTTAATCCTACGGCAAAGGTTTCGGTTGCAATCAACAGCCGGATGTAACCTTTTTCAAACAAAAGTTCTACCATTTCACGCAAGACCGGAATAATGCCAGCATGGTGAATTGCAATGCCTTTTTGTAGCAGCCCGACGATTGTTGCATATTCAGGCAATTCCATATATTCTTTATAATTTGGCAGTTTAGATTGCAGAATATGGCGGCATTCCTTTTCTACAAGCGAAGGCAACATGCTGTCATCTTCAAATAAACTAAATGAAATTTCCTGTGCGGCCTGCTCAACGTGTTTTCGCGAGAAGACGAAACAAATGGCAGGCAACATTTCCTTGCTTTTTAAGAACAGCAATAGATTCTCCAAGACGAATTGACGTTTCACATAGGTTTTATTCTTGCACATATAATCCAACACATCTTTCATTTTGTAGTAGTTTTCTTCCGAAAACAATCCATCGGATGACGCAATTTTAACTGGCACGCCCCGCAGATGGTCTAGTTTCATTTCGTATGGGGTTTTCGCCGTTTTTTTATACGCCCCTTCATTGATGGCTAACCACATATAGTGCGTTAAAGGGACAACCCGTTCATGCGTGGATGCAAGGTAGACTTGCTTCAGGGGCAAAGAGCGCTCTTTGGATTGCTGTTGCTTCTCGGTTTCAATCCAACTGGCAAACTCTTCGGGGCGGTCAATCGTTGCCGAAAGCATAATGAGTTGAACTTGCGGCGGCAACATGAGAATAGATTGCTCCCATACGGAACCACGCTCTGCATCATTAATGTAATGGACCTCGTCAAAGACAACCGCTGCCAACTCGGTGTCAAAATCCATTTCAAATAATAAAGGCAACGGTGAGGTGGTTTCGGGCGTTGTGTTAATCTTTTTGTTTAACAGCGTATTACGTAAAATCTCGGTCGTCATAATGAGGACATCGGCTTCGGGGTTATCTTTGCAATCACCCGTCAGAAGACCAAATGAAATATGGGGGTATTTACGGCGCATATCATATAATTTTTGGTTGGATAATGCTTTAATTGGCGAAGCATAAATCACCTTTTTTTTCTGGGCCGTGAAATATTGAATTGCAAATTCGGCCGGCAAGGTTTTCCCAGAACCCGTATGCGCCGTGACCAAGACCGTATCACCTTCGGTAATCGCTTTAATTGCCCATTTTTGGAAATCACTTAATAGAAGCCCGTCGGGGATAAATCCTTTAACAATATCATTTTCAATAAATAGTGCATCCGTAATACTGAAAGGTTTATTACAAAGAACAACCATCGTGGTAATGGGTTGGTGGTTGGTGTATGATAGTAATAGAGTAACCTATTCTAAATCAATTTTAATAACAATTAACTCAATTAACTGGTATGTATAAAAAAGGAATATATAAAAAGGAATATATAAAAAGGAATATATAAAAAGGAATATATAAAAAAGAATATATAAAAAGGAATATATAAAAAGGAATATATAAATATAAAAATACGGTTTTATGTATAGTAATTAAAAAGAGTAATAGTATAGATGAGTGAAAAAACAATACTTATTGCAAATAAATTTAAACTTATAAAAAAAATAGGCGAAGGATCCTTTGGTAAAACTTTTCTAGCAGCGTATCTAGAACAGGACGATACAACGATGAGCGAAAGCGATTATTCACATTCCGATGAGGATAACCATAACAATCATCTGAATGAATTTGACGAAGAAGAGAGATGTGTTAAAAAAAATAGTACGATTGCAATTAAAATAATGGCCAAAAAACATATAAAATTATTAGAAAATGAAGTATCCATTTATGAAAAAATAAAAGATGTAAAACACATTCCATCTCTCTACGACTATGGGTCGGATGACCGCTTTAATTATATTGCAATGGAACTCTTAGGTAAATCGTTAGAAGACCTCCGAAAGAATAATGAAGAACAATTACCAATGAAAGTCATACTACATTTTGGATTACAAATGTTAAAAATAGTGAAAGATATTCATGACCGAGGCATTGTCCACTGTGATTTAAAACCCTCTAATTTTTTAATAAAAAATAATAAGAACACTATAACTGAAGTATATTTGATTGATTACGGGTTAGCCAAATGTTTCATAGATGATAAACAACGGCATTATGGGTTAAAAACAAACGAAACCATTATTGGAACTCATCGGTATATGAGTGTTAATACGCATCAAGGATTTTCGCAAAGTCGTCGCGATGATTTAGAATCACTTGGTTATATTTTAATGTTTTTGTATCATGGCAAATTGCCTTGGCAGCATCAAACAAGTGTCTCGGCCGTTATAAAACAAAAACAAGAATTTGGTTGGTGTAATGAGACCATTGGTGAATTTGTATTATTTATTAATTATTGTAAAAATTTGAGTTTTACCGACAAACCAAATTATATTTATTTGCAAACTATATTAATGAATTTATCAAGTTTATATTAGACCGTTTAGAACTAACATAATACTATTATGATAAGCATTTAAAGATACGTGTTCTAATAGTAGTATACTAGAATCATGGCAACTGAAACAGAGACGACCAATGGACGTGTTAAGTGGTTTAACAATAAGGCCGGTTATGGTTTTATTACGGTTAGTGATTGTGAAACTAAGGAGGAGCGTGATATTTTCGTTCACCATAGTGAAATTCGCGTTGAACAATCACAATACAAGTATTTGGTGCAAGGCGAATATGTTGAATTTGTGATTGCGCCTCTTGTTCGCGAAACTCGGGAAAATGATATTCATGCCACCTTGGTTCGTGGCGTGAATGGGGGAAAGTTGATGTGTGAAACACGCACGGAACGAATGCGTAGTGCTCCGCGGAATACTTACCGTGAACAATCCGTTCAACCTTCGGAGCAACCCCGCCAACGCGAGCGTCCTCGCCAACCGCAGCAGCAGCAGCAGCAGCAACGCCCGCAGTTGAGTAAGGACGATCAAACGGAGTGGATGATTGTCCCTCGCCGACGCGTGAATACGGTTAGTGGTAATAAGCGACCCCAACAACGCCGAGAACCGGCAATTGAACTCCAATAAGTATACAAGTATAAGTATATATATTTTACATACATATGTAAAATTGATTTAAACTGCTATTACTATATTAACTATTAATATAGTAATATTACCTTATTATGGAAGAACATGTACCCTTAACTTTTACTATAAAAACCGATGTGGCGGATGTGGCGGATGTGGCGGATGTGGCGGATGTGGCGGATGTGGCGGATGTGGC